GATTGGATTGGATGTTAAAAATTACAATATAATATATCTAAATGAAAACAAGAAAAAACATATAATGAACAATTCCAAGGTCGTCGGAAAAGAAAATATTCGGTTCAAGAATAAAAATGCAATTGGGTATGTTCCTGGAAAATATATTGTTTTAGATATCGATACCAAGGATGGTATAGATAGTGCCGATTTTTTAATAGATAAAGTCCCGAAAGATACTGTAACGGAAAAAACACCTAATGGTTATCATTATTATTTTGAAAATGATACAGGGAATGATATTCAAACATATGTACAGTTAGTAATTAACAATGTAAAATATGCAGTGGACATATTGGGTAAAAATAGTTTAATAACAATGTCGCCTACAAATATAAATGGCAAAGATTATTATTGGATTAATAGTATATTTACACATACGCCGGCAAAATTATCGGAAAATAAATGGTTACTCGAACTTATAAAAGATAATAAACCATTTGCTCGTAAATTTGACAATGTTGATTTAAATTTGAATATAACGGGAGCGTTTATAATAGTTGACAATATAAATATAGAAAGTCAATTTAGATTTATATTCAGCTATTTGAAGAAATATTCTAAAAAAATAAAAATACTGGATGGTGTAATATATAATTATGATGATAATTACTACTATTTTACAAAAACATCGTTTAATAAAATCAAAAAAAAATCGTATTTAATTAATGAATTGAAACGCATTGTTGAATTATTGAAGCCATCATATATAATAGATTTGTCTATTATATACAGTAATTATTTAAAACCATCGAGTATATTACAGCTTTCATCTGCTATTATTCATAACGATTTCAGTAATTATAAAAATATACAATCAATGGAAGACTATATACAGATAAAAACAATAAGCAAAAATACGAAATATTTAACAACAGATACCATTACCATAAATAATTTATCAAACGATAATGTTAAAATCACGATTGATGAGATGTTTGGGAATGGCCATAAAGGTAGTGGACGTGGTGCTGGCAGTGGTCGCAATCATACATATGAAGACAACCAAACCAACACATTATCCACACAAAATACAAATAAAATATTGCTAGGTTCAGAGAGTATATATTTGGCTATGTTTTTGTCTAATCATTTTAATATACCGGCCATGTGTTTAGGTATTGTTTCTGATACGGACCCAAGAACAGGTAAAATACCGTCAAAGGATATTGATAAACTCACGACAACATTTTTCACCTTGTTTTAAAGTAAGTTGCGCGATGATGCGCTACACCTTTACCATTTATTTTTCTTGACTTGGATTTTAGGTCCTTGTCCTTTACGTTTTACGCTACTTGGATCATATTGCTCCTCTTCGTCATCCGAGTGAATATCTTTGGACATTTCCCAGAATTCTTTGGCGCCCAGTTTAAATGGGCCGTGCGTTTGCGCTTTATACCAAAAAATCTGGTCGTGCAGTTTATTTGATTTCGCATTATTATTTATTACGAGGCATTCGAAATTTTCGGTACACTGGTCCATCACTTGGCAGAAACTTTCAAATGTCGGAAACATACCAGCATAATTCTCATATATTCGTTTGCGATTTCCGATATAAGGTTCGCGTAATATAAATACATAGTCAATATTGGTTCTTAAATTAGGCGGTATACCGAGTGGATACTGCATAGTGATGACGAGCATAACCTTCCAGTGACGACCATTCATAAAAAGAAGACGCATCATCACGTCTTTTGTCCATTTGTTGTCAAAAAGACAGTCATCTAATACGACAAACGTTCGTGGGTCAATTGTGCTGCGTTTATATGTTTCAATTTCTTTTTTCATTTGTTTTAATACAGCTTTCTGGCGCTTTAATATATTTTCTATAATTGCGGTATTATAGGCGTCGTGAATAAAAAGTTTAGGAACATGTTCTCCGAAAAAACCGTTTCCGGCTTCTGTTCCTGATATAACGGTACCTATAGGTATATCTTGATGATAATACATTAAATCTTTAACTAAAAAACTTTTACCTGTATCACGTCGCCCGATAAGCACGATAACGGGGCCTTTATTTTCATCAGGTCGAAAACTAATCGAACGCATATCAAACTTTGCTAATTCTAATCCGACACTCATTATTATTACTTGATTCTGATACTTTAATATACTAATATACTAATATATTAATATAAATTAAAAAATACATTTATTATGAACGCATATAATATATTTTTATTAGTTTGAAACATAATAAAAATATGTATTGAATTAAATAATTAAGAGTATGGATATTGGTAATGACGACACTATTTCCTCTTCCGGGAAAGGAACGTTTTCTCTGTATTATAGAAAACACGATAATTCTGGGCTTTTCTCTTCTTTAGAAGAATCCGAGCTTGAAATAAAAAATAGTAAAAATTATATCCCGGTATATGAAAACTATTTTAATTTCAACGATACCAATTATAATTCTATCAATTTAAATCAGAGATATTATGTATCAGCGTTATCGGGTATTGTCGATAAAAATAACATTCAGGCTGCCGTAGTAGATAGTTTCAAGAGTGTTCCTGAATCATTAACGATTGTGCATAAACCCATTTTTATTAAATTTTCTCCATTGATTGACCCAATAAAATATATGACAGGAAAATATGATAGTATTATCAGCGAAAGCCCGCGAGGTACCGTAAATAGCGAAGCGTTAAATCTCCCCACTTTTTCTAAACTCGAACATACACACGGCGTCGTTAAGGCAAATGATAGAAACAACTCCGCGTATGTAGATGGTTTTTTTTCTTATTTATCTAGCCAGTTATTGAATCATCACGACTTCGCAAATGGTCTCGACTTCTATGGTTTTTTTAATGCCACTAAAGCGAATTTTTATTATAACGTTATTGACGATATAGACTATTTAGATAAAAATCATTATTTTAATAAACATAGAAATGTTCTCTTTAGCGTAGAAGATACAGATGCATATAGTTTCGAATCTGGTGATAGTAATAGAGAATCTCAAAGTAATAAGAACGGTACTAGAAATGTTAAAAATAAGATTAAAATCGTAAATAATAGTAGTAATAGTCACGGTAATAGTCACGGTAACAGCGATTGTGACGGCAACAGCGGCGATAGCGATGATAGTGACCGTAATAAACAATATATTATTCACGACGATTTTGATTCTGTTTGTAAGGAACTACACGGCGTATTTTGTGTTTCATCGATTGATTCTCTTGTAGATTCTAGTATAACTGATATAAATGCTATAGACTTGGCTACGCTTTGCGATAGTAATGCGGATATTAATAATGATAATCAGGTAATTAGTAAAAGCGAATGCGATAATAACGCCAATATCGAAGAATTTCATATTAATAAAGATATAGATGACACGAGTAGTAGCGATAGTGGAACCGAATCCTGTTCATCGCGTTCTTCTTATACAGACGATGATGATGTTTGTAACGGTACTGCCGATGCTAAAGGCAATATAATTAACGACGTTTATGAAAACGATATTGAGATTGATAGTATAGGTAGTAATAGTGGAGGTGGAAGTGACGGTAGCAATAGCGAAGGTAGCAGGGGCGATGATAGCGAAGCTAGTGAAGATAGTGAAGATAGTGAAGATAGCGATTATGATAGCGAAGACGATGATACGTTATGGGCTACAATACACAATTTCCCCGTATCAGCAATTATGTTGGAGAAATGCGATGATACACTAGACTCACTAATGATGCAAGAAGAAGATATGAAAGATGGTGAATGGAAGTCGGCGCTTATTCAAATTATTATGTCATTAATTGCATACCAGAAAGCGTTCGGATTTACGCACAATGATTTACATACAAATAATGTAATGTTTGTATACACAGAGAAGGAATACATTTATTATTTATATGATAAAAAATATTACCGCGTACCTACATATAATCGTATTTTCAAGATTATCGATTTTGGGCGCGCTATTTACAGATACAAATCAAAGACTATATGTAGTGATAGTTTTAGTATGACAGGTGACGCTGCTACACAATATAACTGCGAACCCTATTTAAATGATAAAAAACCGCGTCTTGACCCCAATTATAGTTTTGATTTGTGTCGTCTCGGGTGTTCTATTTTTGACTATTTTGTGGATAATATTGGCGATGTTACTAAAATTTGTAAAGCAAATCCTATTGCGAAATTAATCGTGGAATGGGTTACTGATGATCAGGGTCGTAATATATTATACAAAACAAACGGCGAGGAGCGTTATCCCGATTTTAAATTATATAAAATGATTGCTCGTAATGTTCATAACCATACACCGCATTCGCAGTTATCAAAGCCGATATTTGCCGCATATGAATTTCCAAAGAAACAAGTAAAACCGAAACATAAGATTATAAATATCGATAAAATACCATCATATATGGTTTGAATAGTAAAGATAGTTTTATGATAAAATGAAAATGTAAAATATAACAGTACTTACATTGTTATATTTTTGAATTGTTATATTTTTGAATTGTTATATTTTTGAATTGTTATATTATAACTTAAAACCCAGGAGCACCTGTAAATACATCAGGTTTTTCTCCTAAAATGACAGTGGATTCGCTAAATTGGGTCATTATAAAATGGCCTAAAATATAGGATACAAAAACGATTATAGAATCGCGGAAAATATTCTTCATCGGTTTAGGTTCTGGTTCACCATCTTTATCGATACTGGGTTTTGATATGAATCTAATTTCGATAAATCTTGCTAAAAGAAAGATACAAGCAACAATCGCGGCAGAGATATATAGATTATCCATTAATGTTTATGTATAATCTATAAAGGAATAATCTATTGATGTTTTTTACGAATAATTAGTAAATCAGTAAATCAGTAAATCGGTAAATCATTACATCCCTCAATCGTTCAAATTTTAATCATCCAATAAAGGGATTTCGTCTATAGTTATATCTACGTCACTATTTCCATCATATTCAGTATCGCTATCATTTGCATCAGACGGGAAAGCATCAACACTTAATTCCACATTATCACCAATTTTCAACCTAACATTGTCTTCGTCATCATCATAATCGTCGTCACCATTGCTGTCTTCAAAATTATAATCATTGTTATCGTTGTTATCGTTGTCATTGTCATCTTTATTGTCGTTGCTTATTTTTTCAATCTCGATAATTTCGTTATTTTTCATATTAAAGCTTACGCCATTTGACGTAGACGATGAAGACGAAATCGACGACGATGATGCAGCTTTGATTTTCGAAATCGTATTCTTATCTTCTGATGATAAATTATTCGAATCGCTAGTTAATGGGTCAGATACACTCCCCGCCACAGGTTCTTCAATAACAGCATTCTGAGAAATTATTTCATCCGTTTCGTGTACTTCCATAACATCTTCCACCGTTTCATTCATATATAGTTTCAATAATTCTTCAACCGGTATATTCTCGCGTATAGTTTGTAAAATACATTCTCTAATAATAATTTCTAAATCTCTTGAATTCTTCTGTGCTTTAAGAGACGTTATACCAATTTCAAAAAGGTATACATTAGTATATATTTTTCGCGCGACATTTGTATATACTTTATGAACAAAATCTTCTAAAACAGGTACATTTACATTTACTTTTTTTTGTTTGGTTCCGACACGCATACAAGATAACATTTTCAATTGTAGAATATGAACACACGTGATTAGATCCGATATATAACTACAGTTGCTTTTCTCCTTAATACGTGAACATTCTTGGGATATAATATTGGGATTCCATTTTGGGACCCTCGAAAGAAAATTTTGAAACGTCATTAGATATTTTGCTTTTTCATCGTTTTCATTACACAACTTCCACGATTCTTCGAAAATAGATTTTACCCCGTCTATAATACAAGGTGTCAATATTGTAATCAATCGTGAACAATATTCATTGCGCGATTCTTGTAAACCATTTATATTAAAGTCGTCCATTTACATAAATGAAATATTTTCTAAAGTGACATCACTACGAAAAAAGAAGAAATTTAATATAAA